ATGGTGACATCACCGCGCAGCGCATTGGCACTGAGTGTGAATGTCGGCAGCGCGGGTCCGCCCGCATGAATAAAAAACCGCCCGCCCGAGACCACCAGCGCGCCCGCCATGGCTGCGACAAGCTTGCGCGTGATGGCGATCTTTCCCTCGCCAAGCGAGACACGTCCATTGACCGTGTAGCGCTTTTCATAAACCCCGGCGCGCGTGCCGATAAGCTCATCACAGATATTGGCGGCGGCGATCAAAGCGGGGATTTCGATATCATCCCAGGATGCCTTCCAGCCAAAGGACGCGGTGAGATACCAGGCAAGGCAAAGCGCAGGATTATCGGACCATCCCGTTGTATTGCTGCGCGGGTCCAGAATGGTGTTCGCGCCTTGTACTAGTGCCGCGATATTGGGTGGGCCAGAGGGAAAGGCCTGGGCAGTGATCTTTAGGCGCACCGCGACATAGGCACGCCCGCGGCCGCGATGATTGGCGGTCCATTTGCCGGCGGTCTCGGCGATCAGGTTCGCATTGGCGGCCTGGTCCGCCGCGCCCAAATGGCGATCTACCCGTACCAGCCCATTATACTTCGCATCGGTCGCCAGCGTGTCGCCCAACCAGACATCGCCGATGGATTGCACGCGATGCGCGGCCAGCACGATGACCGTGTAGAAATACCCATCGGCGCGGCCCTGATCATCGGTCGCGGAATGGATGAACACCATGGGCCCGCCCACCTTGATGCGGCCAAAGACGAGTTGATGTTCCGTCAGAGGTTGCCGAAAGGATTGCGTGCGCCCCGCGCCGGGGGCGGTGGTATTATCGACCGCGCGGCTGGGAATAGCGGGGGCAGAGGGCGGGCGCGAGGGAAAGACGGAACCGCCAACGCTGGTAATGGCAAAGGCAGTGCCGGCGCCGACCAGCGCGCCGATGATCCCCCCGCCCACAGCAGCTGAGGCGACTGCACCGACGGCGACGGCGATGATCGGGATGGCGACGGGCATTCAGCCAATCCTCCAAGCTATGCTGCATTCGGTAAGCGGCGCGTGGGTCAGGCCTTTTGGTCCGACAAAGACGGCCCGGCCTGCCTCGACCACCACGCCAAGACGTGGCGGATCGCCAGCCAGTACGATATCGCCGGTGCGCGCAAAGGCAGGTGCGATACGCGGAAAGCCAGCGCTATCGGCAGAGGCTTCAAGCGATGGCAGTACAAGAACGCAGGGCTTATGGCCGGTGACAGCCTCGACAGCGGCAAGCGCGAAGCTGGCGCAATTCCAATGGCGCGCATCAAAGGCGCGTGCCTCCGCCGCCGACAGCACCGCCGCCAGCCGCATTGCCCAATCCGCCCGCCGCATCACTGCGCCGGCAGGCGTATCTCTGCCTCCTGCAGGGCGGGCACATATTCGAAAAACCTGTCGCCCTGATATTCCGCCTGCTGGTCCGCATCCGTGTAGCGCCGCACCTCAGCGCGTTCGAGATCCACAAGCCGGCTTTCGCAAGTCAGCGAAATGCGCGCCTCCGCGCCATCCGTCACTTCCATTACATCCATCAGCCCCGCCCAAAGCGGGAATGGATCGGCGACAAAAGCACCCTCGGCATCCAGGAGCACGCCCCATAGCCGTGCCGGACGCAGCCGAAAGCTGCGCTCCGCCAGTGCGATATCCACAACCTCCTGCGGCACCGGCGAAAGCGAGAGCGTGAGCCGCACAGCGCGCAATTCGACGGTTTCCTCAATCTCGCTGACAGCACCAATCGCGCCCAGTCCCTCAAATACCTTGCCAGCCCAATGCAATGGCCCAATCCCCGTCCAGGCCCGGAAAAAGCCCGAGGCGAAATCAAGCTCCACCAACACCACAGGGGCTGCGATGGGCGATGCCGCAGCGGCAATGGCGGCGGGCGTGAGGCGTGGCGATGGATTGCTGCCGGACATTACAAAGCCTCCTCAAGCCGGATTGTAATGGCGGTAAAGCCGCCCGGGCGTGTCGGGTTCGCGGCCTCGTCATCCGATACCAACCGCATCGGCACGCTCGGCTTGGTCAGCACCAGCGGTTGGTTCACCAGCAATGCCTCGCGCAAGGGTGGTGCAATCGGAATGGTGGCGGTGCCAGTGCCGGAGGCGGTGATCGCCTCGGTCGCGATGTAAAGCCGCCCGGCAAGGCCAATCATATCGCCAGCACCAATCGCAATCGCATTCGGATACCAACCCTGCGTCTGGATCGAGAGCGCACCGCGCGGCGCACCCGCCGCTAGCGCCGGATTGCCCGAGCCCACCACAAAGCCGGTACCATCGGTAAAGATCGTCGCGTCGTTAAAGGAGAATGGACCGCTTGGCACTTGGCCCTGGCTGCGCGGATCGCCACTCCGGAATTCCCGCCGCCAGTCATAAATCCTGACCGTATTGAGCGATCCCGCCAACGCCGCCAGCAACCCTTCCAGAATGCCACCACGCCTGCGATCCAGCGGTTCAAAACTCGCCTGCGCCACCCAGCGCGCACCTTCACGCCGTAGCACCTGCGCCTGGCGCGTGATGGGTGAGACAAAGCGCGTGGTGTTGTGCTGCAAATAAAATGTCAGCCGCGTCGGGCGCAGCGCCTCGGGCCAGGCATATTCAACCATGGTTGTTATCCCCGCACTGTTTCATAAGCGCTGCCGCCACGGCGAATGGCATCCAGCGTCATGCTCGATGACTGCCGCGCAATCTGCCCGGCCAAAATGCGCAGCCGCGCCTCAACCCCTGCATCAGCGCCGCGCGCATCAATGGCGATGGAGGTATTGATCGTGGTGCTGCCGCCCGGCGCGCTGCCATTGGGCAGCACCGTGCCGGCCTGGTTCGGCACGAACCATTCAGGACCGCGTTCGCCAACGATATAGGGCTGCCCCGCCGCCACCGGGCCGCCCTCGGCGCGGAACAGCCCGCCAATGGCGGTGCCGATATCATTCAGCCAATTCCCCGCGCCAATACTGGAAAGCCCGGCCGAGGCCGCATTGCCCAGCGGTTCTGTGATGGTGCGCCGGGCGATGATGCGCGTCATGTCCTGCAACAGGCCCTTGAGCACTTCAGACAGCCTGGCGCCGCGCACAATCGCGTCCTCAAAGGCCGAGGAAAAGGCAAAGCCCAATTCCCGCGCGGCGTCGCGCGTATTCTCCGTGCTGCGCTTGATGCGCTGCTCGGCCTCCTCCAATTCGTTCAGCGCGCGTTCGCCTTCGCGGGCGATGGTCTCGGTCGGGATGGGCCGGCCTGCGCGCTCTGCACGCTCCGCCAAATCTCCAAGCCGTTCCAGGCGCCGCTGATAGCGTTCATAGGCATTCTCATTATCCAGGATCAGCCTTTCGCGTTCGCGCAGCAGGTCGTTCAACTCACGTTCCGCGACGCGATCAGCGGGCGGGATGGCGGCGACACGGCGAGTGGTGCCTTCAATGCGGCGTAGCGCCTCATCACGTTCTTGCAGCGCCAGGGTTTCAAGCCGGCTGCGATCGGCAGCGGTGATGCCACCAGCGGCCTCGGCCTCACGCAGGCGGCGGACGCGGTCCTCATATTCGCTATTGATGCGAAAGCGGTCATCGAGCGCGCGGCGCAATTCCTCGGCATCCGCGGCTGTCCGCCGGCGGCGTGCATCGGCAGCTTGGGCGGCGGCGCTTTCCGCCTCGCGCTGCTGGCGTTCGCCGGAGGCCTGTTCGCCGCGCGTGATTTCCTCCGCGAGTTCCTGATATTGGCGGCGCAGTTCCTCCAGCCGGGCGGTGCGACCCACCCCGGCCTGTTGCTGCGCGGTACCCACCAAGCCGCTGCGGATGGTGCCGCGCCGTGGTTCGGCGGGCAGGCTTTGGCCTTCGATTTCAGCCTCAAGCCGGGCGATTTGCGAGCGCAGCGCCGCAGCCTCCGCACGGCGCGCGGCCTCCTGCTCGGTTGGCAGCAAAAGGCCAGAGCCGCGCCGCACGCCATCCAGCACGCGCGCCGCGCCAGACAGCGCCTGGGCCAGTGTATTGGAAAGCCCGATGGCCTGATCCAGCCGGGCGAGGAATTGATCCGTCGCGACGGTGAGCTGCCCAAAGGCACGCCCCACCGAAAGCGGCGCGCGTTCAAATTCGCCATTCAGTTTTTCAACGGCGCCCAGCAGCGCGGGGAAAACCGTATCGGCGGTGAGCTTGCCCTCCGAGCCGAGCTTGCGGAGTTCACCAATGGAAACGCCAAGCTCCCGCGCCAGCGCCTGCGCAAGGGTCGGCAGGTTTTCAAGGATGGATCGCAGTTCATCGCCTTGCAGCGTGCCCGATGCCAGGGCCTGGGCCAGCTGCTGGGTGGCGGAGGAGATTTCCTGCTGCGAGGCGCCCGAGGCAATGGCGATGCGCTGCAAGCCGCCGACGAGCGTTGCGACCTGATCCGAAGTGGCACCAATCTCCCGCGCGGCGATGGAGAACCGCGCGAAGGCATCAACGCTTTCACGCACCGCGACGCCGGTTTGCAGGCTATCCTGATAGAGCCGGTCATAGATTTCCCCGGCGCGTTCCACCGAACCGAGTGCGGTATTCAGCCGCCCCATGGATTGCGTCAGCGCATCGCCGGCCACCACCACCGCGCGCAGCCCGGCAGCCAAGCCCGCGATCTGCACGCCGCGCACGGCGATATCCAGCAAATCAAGCGCGCGGGACGCACGTTCCGCGCCGCCCTGAATACGCGCGAGGGAGCGTTGGCCGGTTTCACCGACCTCACGCAATTCCTGCTTTACGCGCGCGGCGTCGTCCAAGGACAGGCGCACCGAGACGCGGCGGGTGGCGTCAGCCATGGGGCGTTTCCTCCCTGCCGCGTGTGGCGATGCCTTCCGCCATACCGATGCGAAGTGCCATCAGCATTTCCGAAGCGGCCCAGCCCTGCGCGCCGAGATCACGCGCGGCGGCCAGCGCATTAGCGATGTTGAGTGTAATGCCTGCCATGCCGGCCTCAGCGCAGGCGGTTCCGGCGGCCCAGCAGGCATGGGCCTCGACGCTGAGCGGTGCGTGTGCCGTGTAGGGGCAGCTATCGCCGCAATCGCGCGCGATGGCTGCGCAGCCGCGACAATATTCGGGCCCGCTGCCGAAATGCCACGCGGCGCGGGCCCTTAGGCGTTTCCCTCGGCGGCCACGGCGGCGACTGGTGAGGTTGCGCGGTCCCAGAAGGCGGCGGCGATGTCGTCCAGATCCATCAGGCGCTCGACGGCATCGGGGGAAAGCGGGAGCGGCTTGCCTGAGGTATCGCCGATGCCTTCCCAGGCGAGGATGGCGTGGCGGGCCAGCGCCTTGACCAGGAAGGCGAAGGCGAGGCCGCGGGCCATGTCGGGGTCTAGCTCCGGCTCTGCCGCACGCAGCGCGCTGAGGCGCCGCGCGGAGGCTGCCTGGGCGGCGGCCATCACGGCGGTGGTGACCGGGCGGATTTCCACGCGGACGCCGCGTGGGAGGGCGAGCCAGTAGGGGGTGGTGGGGAGGTCGAGGGTGAGCATACAATCTCCTTTGCTGGTAACGGGGATGCCCTGGGTCTGCAGAATGGCCGGGCTACGTCGGTAAGAACGCGGAACGATGTTAGTGACCCGAGAGGCACTGCTTAGCTCGCCGTGATGCTAGACAAGTCCGGCTTACGTCGTTAGAAACTCGATTTCTCGCTGATCTGCACACGGAGCAAATATGTTTGTTCAGCCAAGCAACCTAGTCGCTGGGGCCGCGACTCGGCTTCTGCTCTTCTCAGCAGCATTCCAACATGCAGTGGTGGATGCACAGCGCAACGTCATGGAAGAACAGATCGCGCTTCTTGCATCTGCTGAGGCACTTGGCTCGATCAATAACCTTTGTTTGCTCGTCAGGAATTACCAAGACAAGTTTCCGAAAAACCACACAGCGCGCAACTTGGAATGTGGAATAATTCTTTTCCTTGCGGAAGCTAAGGACTGCGATCAGGTTGTTCAAAGCGGCATCTACCAAGGTAAGCCCACACAACCTCTGGGGATCCGAGACGCACTGAACAAATTTGCGCACTTCGACGAAGGGCGAAGCAACTATCAGGTGGTTGACCGACGGCACTACCTTTTTTTAGCTGGGTCCGATCCAAGGCCGCCGCGAGAGCTGAAAGATACCCCGCACTGGGTCGCAGTGGTCGATGTCAAGTTGCTCGCTCTCAAGTGCATTGAGTCGGTCCGGCAGCTTGAGGCGGATGTGGCCTGAGACAAGTGCACAACGATGGCTCCCGATCACGCATACTCCGTCCCCACCTGCTGGTTCCTGACCACCACCGTCATCATCCGCCCCGCCGTCGCGTTGAACGCAGCCCTGAAGTCAAAGCTCGCCTCCACCCCAGCCGGCCCCTCAATCGGCGTCTTGGCCAGCGCCAGATAAACCTCATGCAGCGTAATCGTCAGGCTGCGATTGGCATCCATCGTGAAGGCCATGGCGAATTCTGCTGCCGTGCCGCCCTGCGCCTGCGCCAGCAGCACCGTATTCTCAAACCGCACCGTGATTTGCCCGGTGCAGCGTGCAATGCCGGGGTCCACACCCTCCACCTTCCGGTCAGCGCGGATCGTGCGCACCGTCTCCATCCCATTCGAAAAGCTGATCCGCGCGCCGGTCACCTGCGCCAGCGCCGCGCCGGCGCGCGTGATGGAACCCTGCGCCTTGTTGAAGGCGGTAAACGCCGCGCCGCTTGGCGTGCCGCCGGAACTCGCCGCACCGCGTAGCGATCCCTGGCCCAGCAGCCCAATCGTCGCGGTCGCAGCACCGGTCGGCGTGAAATCCATCTCCAGCGTATCGGCGCGCACGCCTGTGCACACATCGTAATTCGGCACATCCGGATAGCCGATTTCAATACTGTTGGAGGGCAGCGCCGCCAGGCCCGAGCCAAAGCTATGGATGAAATTCGGGCTGGTGCCGCTCGTGGTCGGTGGGCCGAATAGCAACCGCAGCCAATGCCCGAAATTGATCAGATCAATTGGCACCACGGCCTGGCCCGCCACCGTGACCGTATCCAGTAGCGGCGCGCCGGTATCTCGATTGCCGCCAATGCCAATCACATCCGCATCCAGCAGCGGCTGCTCCGCGCCCAGATTGCAGGACAGAAAGGGCATGCGCCGCCAGTTGCCGCTTGGCGCGGTGCCATAGCTGGCCTCAGGAATCATGAGTAGGCGCGCATTCGCACCAATGGCACGGGGCATGGGGTTTCTCCTGGTGGGCGATCAGGCCAGCGGTGACCCGGTGGCCGTAAAGAACAAGGCGACAGGCAGGCTCGCGGCACGTGCGCTGGCCGCGCCTTCGAACTCAATATCCTCGATATCCGCGCTGCCGGGCTGCGCCCATTCCACCGCGCCGCCCAGCATGGGGTCGGCGGTGATGGCAGCGGCGATGGCAACCAGCAGCGCATCCAACAGCGCGTTATCCGCCGCCAGCACCTCAATCTCCGCGCGGTGTTCAATGGCAAAGGCAAGCGGCGAGAGAATGGGCGTTTCCGAGACACTCTCCCCATCGCGCAGCACCACCAGCCCGCCCGCGGGCAGGCGCTGCGGCACGGTTTCATTGCGGCGGATGACGGGGGCTGGGTTGCGCGCGGCCAGGTTAGCGTTCAGGCGCGCGAACAGGGCGGTCAGGGCGGCTTCGCGCAGGCTCATCGCGGTCTCCCTGCCTCGGCGGCCCAGGC